TACTTTTTCTCGTACTAGCGATGGACTCAAACGCGCAATCAATTTGCATCGACACATCGACTCTCTCACAAGCGAATCACTATCTCGTTGAGGGCGCAAAAGCGAGACGCAAAGTTCTTGACTACAAAAAGTTGATTTTACTAGATTCTATTGAAATAGCACAAATCGACTCTATTCGCACAATTCAATCACGAACTATACAAACTAAGCAAAGCGAAATAAACTCGCTTAAATCGCACGAGAAGACGCTTAAATCGCAAATCGTACTCTTCTCTCTTGTTGCTTTCGTGATTGGTCTAATCTTATGAAGAAAAATAACGTCGTACGTATTGAAAAAAACTGGGAAGAAACGAAAGTACTTCTCATCTCTGACTTACATTGGGACAATCCAAAATGTGACAGAGCGTTACTCAAGAAACATCTTGACGAAGCATTGAAAGGAAATCACGACGTACTCATCAACGGAGACCTCTTTTGTTTGATGCAAGGTGCTTACGACCCTCGCAAATCAAAGAGCGATATTCGTGAAGAACACAACGTCGCAAACTACTTCGATGCGATTATCAACACCGCGGTAGATTGGTTCGCACCTTACGCTCATCTCATCAAGTTTATCGGTTACGGCAATCACGAAACCGCGATTTTGAAGCGTCAAGAGACAGACATCATCGAACGCTTTGTGACTCTTTTGAACTACAAATGTCAATCGAACGTACAAGTAGGTGGCTATGGTGGTTGGGTTCGCGTTCACTTCGCAGATGGTGTGAATAGTAAGTCATTTAATATCAAGTATATGCACGGATTTGGTGGTGGAGGTGCAGTCACTCGTGGTACAATTCAACACAATCGTATGAGTGTCAACGTCGAGGGCGCTGACGCAATTTGGATGGGTCACGTACACGAAGACTACGAGATGACATACACGGTAGAATTTCTATCAAATCAAGATACCGTACTACAACGCGATATCTTAATGATTCGTACAAGTGCGTACAAAGAAGAGTATGGTGACGGCTCAAAAGGTTGGCATATCGAGCGAGGTGCATCTCCCAAACCTATCGGAGGTCGTTGGTTGATATTAAAGCCATATCGAGGTAAAAACGAAACACGACAAATTCACGCTTACACACACAAAACGCTATGATAGTTGATGTCTTAATAGTTCACGAAGAGAGAAACGACAACGCGTTTCTAGAGATGGGCGTAGACCCAGAAATCATAGAATATCTTGAAGAGGGTCTCATCGACTTGCGTCAAGTTGTTGCAATAAGCGCATATCACGAACATACTCAACTCTTCTTAACTGGCGGTCACTCGTTGATTATTGACGAAGACTTTTATACTTTTGCGTCACGATGGAAAAAGATGCGATAAACCCGAACCACTACAAGACAGGAGATGTCGAAGCAATAGAAGCAATCAAAGCGTCTATGACTCAAGAAGCGTTTTACGGATATCTCAAAGGCAATGTCTTGAAATACGTGTGGAGATTTGAGAAGAAGAATCGTCTCGAAGATTTAAAGAAAGCAAATTGGTACTTAACACGACTCACAAATGAATATCAAGCAAATAGCGTTCAAGGGCTTTAACGCACAAGAGACAACGAAGAAACAAATCTACTTGCATCACACGGCAGGTGGTGCAGATGCTACCTCGACTTTTAAGTTTTGGGAAGCAGATGCTACCAACATAGCAACTTGTGTTGCTATCTCTCGCGATGGTCAAATCATTCAAGGCTTTGACTCTAAGTTTTGGGCGTATCACTTAGGGCTAAAGTCTTCGCATTTCTTAGGCTTGCCTTACACGAATCTCGACAAGTCCTCTATTGGTATCGAAATTTGTAATTGGGGGTACTTGACTCAAAAGGGAACTAAATTCTATAACTATGTCGGTAAAGAGGTCAAAGACGTGTGCAAACTAGAGACACCTTACAAAGGCTATCAATACTTTGAGAACTACACAACGAAGCAAATCGAAAGCGTGAGAGAGTTGCTCTTGTTATGGCGTGACAAATACGCAATCGACTTGACGTATAACGAAGATATCTGGCAAGTGACGAAGAGAGCGTTGAGTGGCAAGAATGGAGTCTTCACTCACAACTCAGTACGCAAAGACAAGATAGATGTGTACCCACACCCACAACTTATAGAGATGCTCAATGACCTTTGATGACTTTTTAAACGGCTTAGGAGAACGCGCAGATTCTTTCGTCACGAAAGGTGATAGCGAGTTGAATCAAATCATCGCTACTTTTTGGAACAAAGTAACGATTCAACTTCAAGAAGAACTTGACAAGCCAAAGCGAAGAGGGAAGTTTACATACGACTCGAACGCGAGTGGTAAGTTGAGACAATCTATCAAACCTCTTGAGACTACGCGAACTCCTACTTCATTGACTATGCGTCTAGGAATGGAAGACTACGCAGAGTACGTCGACGGAGGTCGTCGTCGTGGCAAACGCCCACCTGTGCAAGCGATAGAGCAATGGCTCATCGACAAGGGTATACAAGTACGAACGTCAAAGAACGAAGATTTATCAACCGCGAGACGCAACAAAGCGCAAGCAATCGCAAACGCGATAGGTCGTCGAGGCATCAAGCCTACAAAATTCATACGCAACGTGTGGAATCAACAACTTCTAGACGGCATTTCTACGGAACTTGCTACCAAACTAGGAGACAGAATCTTCTCGATAGATATAAAATAATTTTCTATTTGCTTTGCATAGTGAAACATTTGTTGTACTTTTGTGACGTATGACAAACATAGAGCAAATTCAAGAAGAGTTAAAACACAAACACTATCACGGTCTTCAAAAGACTATTCACGAGAGAACAGGTCTTTCTCTCCCTACTATTCGTAAGTATTTGAAAGGTGACGTGTATCACCCTACGGCGGTCAAGGTATTCAAGACAGCAAAAGAAATCATTGAACAAATCGAAAACTAATATGAACAAAAGTGAATCTATCAAGAACATTGGGCTTGCGTTGTGCAAGTTTCAAGCAACAATCGGCAAGGTGTCGAAAGAAGCGAACAACCCATTTTTCAAATCTAAGTACGCATCACTTGCGAACATCTTAGATACTATTCAAAAGCCTTTGAGTGATTGCGGTCTTGCGTTCGCTCAACTGCCAGACGATGACGCTTTGACTACTCTCTTAATACATAGCGAGAGTGGTGAGTGGCTTGAAGCGTCGTACAAGATGCCAGTCGCAAAACAAAACGACCCTCAAGCAATGGGAAGCGCAATCACTTACGCACGTCGCTACGCTCTAGGCGCAATCTTAGGTCTCAACATCGACGACGATGACGACGGAGAGAAAGCAATGGGTCGCGCACCTCAAAAAGAAACTCTAACACCTAAGCATCCTAATTGGGCGAAAGCGTTAGAACACATTCAACGTGGCGGTAAAATTAGCGACATCACTCAAAAGTACACATTGAGCGAAGTTGACTACAAATTGTTGTCTAGTGTAAAATGAATGATTGAGCATGGTTACGACTACACAAAGTGAAGAGCAATGGCTTGAGTTGAGACGAACGCGTTTCACCGCTTCACAGATACACAAATTGATAGGTACTCCGAGAAACAAATCGGAGTACTTGAGCGAGACAGCAAAGACTTTCATCTACGAAAAAGGTGCAGAGATTCTCACAAACCAACGAAACGAAATCTATGGTCGCGCTCTTGATTGGGGCAAAGAACACGAGAAGCAAGCGTATGAAGCGTTTGACCCTTTCAACTCTCTCGCTACTTACTACGGAGGTGAGACTTTCGTCTTCATCGAATACGGTGACTTTGGAGGTTATTCTCCCGATGCGCTAGGTGATGACTTTATCGTTGAGATTAAATGCCCATTCAATAGCGGTATTCATCTACGCAACTTCTCAATCAAAACGAACGAAGACTTGAAGTCTCAGCATAGCGAGTACTACTGGCAAGTTCAAATGGGTATGATTGCTAGTGCTTGTGAGAATGCGTTCTTTGTTTCGTATGACCCTAGAATGCCCGACTCACACAAGAAGCACGTAGTGAATATCACGCTTGACGACGTAAAAGACTTGATTGATGAGAAGTTATACTACGCAGGTCATATGCTTAGAAATGTCATAGAATTGTCATAAAGCAAAATAATTGCAAAAAAAGTTTTCAAAGTACTTGCATATATGTTTCGTGATATTATCTTTGCTATATGAAAACGACACAAAATATGGAAAACTTGAAATCATTATTCGTAGAAGTAGTAAAAGCATCTTTATCTCAAAATGCTAAAAACAGCGCTAACATAGTAGCAAACACTATTAAGCACTTTGCACAATTAAAAGGATTTAATACAATTTCATTAGAGCAATGGTATTGTATATGTTCATCTAACGGAGTTAAA